ATCGGTTTTCAGGGCGAGGGTTTCGCCCATGGAAATCACGTACACGCCGACCGGGCAGCGGATCGTGTTCCGCGGTACGGACGACCCGCTGAAGCTGAAGGGCGTCAAGTTCACGAAGGGATATTGCTCGGTGGTGTGGTTCGAGGAACTGGACCAGTTCGAGGGCGTGGAGGCGGTGCGCTCCATCCTCAACTCTTTGCGCCGTGGCGGCGACCGCTTCTGGATCTTCTACAGCTATAACCCGCCGAAGACGATGTGGAGCTGGGTGAACGTCGAGCGCCTGGAACGGAAGCGCAGGGACGACACCCTTGTTCGCGGGTCTTCCTACCTTGACGTGGTGGAAACGCATCCCGAATGGCTGGGCGACCCCTTCATCCAGGAAGCGGAGTACCTTCGCGACACGAACGAGCTGGCCTGGAGGTGGGAATACCTCGGGGAGATCACCGGCACGGGCGGTGCGGTCTTCGACAACGTTCACGAGGCTTCGCTTTCCGATTCTCGTATTCGCAATTTCCAAAGAATCAGGAACGGGGTTGATTGGGGCTGGTTTCCCGACCCGTGGCGGTTCGTGCGGTGCGCCTGGGAACCTTCCGAAAGACGGCTTCTCATATTCGAGGAACATTCAGCGAACAAGATGATGCCGATAGACACGGGGAAGATAGTGGTCGATTCGCTCACCTTCTCGGACGAGCCTGGCGGCGAGCCTTACTTTCACAATCAAATCGTGTACGCCGACGATACGCCGGATAGCAAGGTTCAGATGAACACCTGGCGGCGCGAGCTCGGTATCCGCGTTCACGCTGCGCGAAAGGCGCGTATGCGTCGGCTCTCCTACGAATGGCTGGCGGGGCTCCGGGAGATCGTCATCGACCCGGACCGCTGCCCGCTTACCTTCGCCGAATTCACCCTCAAAGAATTCGAACGCGACAAAGAGGGCAACTGGATAGACGAGATCCCAGACGGGAACGACCACAGCATCGACGCGGTGAGGTACGCGATGCTCGACGACGTTCTGCGAGGGTGATGCGGGACTTTCCCCACCTTTACCTACTTCGCCTTCCCATGGAACACGGGAGGCACCTTCAACACCTTCACCTTCAAAATCGAAAGGACGGGCAACATGGACAAGACGTTCGAGACCGAATACTGGGTGCCCGAGCACGTGCGCGAGTATCTGCGGGGCTTCGGCTTTGTTCTTCCCATCGAGGCCATGGAGGGACACATTCGCATGTGGCACGAGTGGATGCAATCTGTCGGCAGCTTCTACGACTACCGGGACACGGATGGTTTCGGGAGGATATACGAGGTTCACCGGCGCAGCATCCATCCGGCGATGCGCGTGTGCCAGGAATGGGGATCCCTTCTCCTGAACGACAAGACGAGCGTGGTGTGCGAGAACCAGGCCGCCACCGAATGGCTTTCCGACTTCTTCACGAAGACCGGCTTCATGCCCCAGGCCCAGAACACGGTCGTTCGGGCCTTCGGCATGGGGACAGGCGCGTGGGCTCTCTGGATTGATGCGGACGCACGGAAGGTTCGCATTCGGCATTACGATGCGCGCATGGTCATCCCGCTCACATGGGATGAAGAGGGGGTGACCGAGTGCGCGTTCGTCACACGCGCCTTCTATCGCGGCAAAGCTGTGGACCAGCTGCAGATGCACCTTCGCGGCAGCTTGGGGCTGGATGGGATTTCGTCCTCACCTTCACCTTCTCAACCTGAAAGCTCGGTAGACTCTTCGCCAACCTCGTCACCTTCCAAATCTTTCCCTTCCCAAAGCTGCGGAGGCACTTACAGAATCGTGACGGCGATCTTCGACGAGGACGGGAACCTGGTGGAACCCTCGGGCGTGTGCGCGGAATACGACACCGGCAGCACTTTCCCCACCTTCGCCTTGGTGAAACCCGCCGTCGACAACACACGCGTGGATATGTCCCCGTATGGCCAAAGCGTGTTCGCAGACGCGATAGACGCCATCCAAGCCGTGGACCTCGCTTTCGACGCCTTGATTTCCGAAATCGACGCGGGCAAGATGCGGATATTCCTCTCGGACGTGATGTTTGACAGGGATGACGACGGCACGAAGAAACGCCGCACGCCCATTCCCTTCGGGAAACAGGACTGCACCGTCTTCAGGAAGGTGATGAGCACCGAGGATATGATTTCAGATTTCGCGCCCGCACTGCGCACGAGCTCTCAGGCCGAGGCTTTCCGCATTGCGCTGCAGATGCTCGGGGATCTCACGGGCTTCGGGATTACCTACTTCGATTTCGATAATACCGGCTACGTCAAGACCGCCACAGAGGTCGCGTCGGACTCGTCGGCGCTCATGCGCAACATCGCCAGGCACGAGCACGCGCTGGAAGTCTCACTCGCCAGCATCAGCCATGCAGTGCTGCACTGCGAGCGCGTGCTTGGTGAGAGCGTTCCCGAGGAGGGAGAGATCACGGTGAGCTTCGACGATAGCATCATCACCGACACGGCCGCCGAGAAGCGCATCGCCATGTCCGAGGTGGGCGTCACGATGCATCCCTGGGAGTACCGGACGAGATTCTACGGCGAGGACGAGGCAACGGCCAGGGCGCGTGCCGAAGGGCTCGGTGTCAAGGCCTCTCGAATCGCCTCCGTGTAGGTGATATGCGGGAGTCTTGACGCCCTGCAGCGGCTTCGAATCGGCTGCTGTGGCTCGTGTGCGGAGTCTTCGCGGCCCGGGCGGGGTTTCGGGCTGCCGCGCGTCGGCGGTGCTCTCGCGGGCTCGCACGGCGCTTTCTGAGGGCGGCTGCGAGGAGTTCCGGGGTTGCAAGCGGGTTTCTGATGCTTGTGCGTAGCGGCCGCGAGCGCCTCGCGCCTCTGCTGCGCCACGGCCCGCACGCCATTGCCACTGCCACCTGCGCCTACCCGGGATAACGTAGCAACCACGCGCCCCCACCTGCGGGCTGAACCGGCGCCCAGGCTGACGTGACCCACGGGATGCACGGCGCGAAGCCGACGACCTTGCGAGCTGCCGCGAGCACGGGCCACGCGCTGCGTAGCGTGTGAAGCCGGGCACCTGGCAAGACGCGAAGCGGCTTGCCAGGTCGGCGGAACACGCGGAGCAGCGTGGGGCCCGTGCTCGCGGCAGCCCAGTGACGCTTGCATGCGCCGTGCATCCCGTGGGGCACGGCAGCCCCGGTGAAGACCGCAGGTGGGGGCGCGTGGTTGCGGCCCAACGACGGTAACGTAAGCAGGTGGCAGTGGCAATGGCCCGTGGCGCAGCAGATAAATTTCTAAAGACTACCTATCGCGAAAGATGCTTCGTCATTGAGACTGGACCGTCGCATTCAACGGGTCATTTCGTATGGGTTAGCGACATGCGAGATATCTTCTGCATCAGTTGGCTTATCATGTTCACGTTCGGAAATCGATATGCGGAGGCTGACTAGTTGGCAAAAGAGGCCAAAAGATTCACGGCTTTGGAATTCTTTTCGGGAATCGGATTGGCCCGTGCCGGCATGGATGCAGCTGACATAGAAACAATCTGGGCCAATGATATCGATGACGTGAAGTGTCGTCTCTACGCTGCACAGTGGGGCGAAGGGCATCTTCTTCACAGCAACGTTTTCGATGTGGTCCCTTCAGATGTTCCCACGGCTGATATTGCTTGGGCTTCGAGCCCCTGCACCGACCTTTCCCTTGCTGGAAAGCGTGATGGGCTTGTAGACGGTCAAGAATCGCGGGCTTTCTTCGGTTTCGTAGATGTGATAGAGGAGATGGGCGATCGAGCGCCAAGGGCGGTTGTCCTAGAGAACGTATGCGGATTGGCATCTTCGCATGACGGAAACGACTTTCGCATGGTCGTCGAGGAGTTCAACCGGCTCGGCTACTCGGTGGACGCCTTCGAGCTGAACGCGAGGCGGTGGCTGCCGCAATCGCGCCCGCGTATGTTTGTCGTCGGCGTGAAGAACCCCATCGACGGCGGCGAGATCGATACTTCGATTCGCCCCGATCGATTGGCGTGGATCCATTCCGACCCGACTCTGGTTACTCATGTAACGCCTGTCGAGAAGGCGCCCGCCCTTCTATCCGGCGGCTTCACGGTTGTCGCCGAAGATCTTACAGAAGACGATCCACGTTGGTGGGATGAGGGCAGGTGTGCGGCGTTCATAGCTTCGCTCAGCGATATTCAACGGGAACGCTTCGATTCCCTGAAGGATGGTGGTTCGACGGTTGCAAGAACGGCATACCGGAGGACGAGGAACGGCAAGCCGGTATGGGAGATGCGTGAAGACGACATAGCCGGCTGCTTAAGAACCGCACGTGGCGGCTCTTCAAAGCAAGCTGTAGTGATTATCGGCAACGGCAACGCCCGCATGCGCTGGATGACCGGACTGGAATATGCGCGACTCCAAGGGGCGGGCAGCTTCAACCTTGACGGCTTCAAGGAATCGCAAGTGCAGTACGCCTTCGGCGATGCGGTTGCCGTTCCTGCTGTTACATGGCTCATGCAACAGGCGATCATACCCGCTTTGGAAAAGGAATCGCAAGATGGTTGATAGAGCGAAGATGGTGCCGGCGGAACTTGCCCTAGAAGCTGCGATGGACTGGTACGAGGGCAAGCGTTCCAAATCCGGGAATGTCAATACGAACGTAATGTGCGTCGGGCTTGCGATAGCCGAGTTAATGAAGAGCGACTTCCCCTTGACCGCCGACATCGTGAAGACAGACGAGGGCAGCCAGGTGCGCGGTCTTAGCGGCAGCATGGTGTCTCGCGTGTTAAAGGAATACGGAGAAGAACAAGAGTTCACCTCCGAGGGCGGAAGGACTTCCAGGGGCTCGCTGCCCATGGCCCAGGAGTTCGCGGCACTGCTCAACGGACTTTTCGAGGACGGTCTGAGCGATGAGGACAGGATGGAAGTTGCCCGAACCCTGCAAGGATACTTCGTGCGGCGGATACAGGCTGACTACTTCGCCAAGCAGCGGATGAAAGTCGACATTGACCCGAGGAAGCCCGTTTCGGCCATCGTGGCGGACATCCTCCAGGCTGCCAGGAACCGCTCGGACCAGCCGACCGGGACGGTGGCTCAGCACCTCGTGGGTGCCAAGCTCGAGCTCCGTTTCCCTCATGCGGAAATTGGCCGAGACAAGGCGAACGCCGCCGATCAGCAGACCAATCGGCAAGGAGATTTCCAGCTCGGCACCACGGCCTTCCACGTGACGATGTCGCCGATGCCGAAGCTCGTTGCACGAGCGCAGGAGAACATACGCGAGGGATACCGGCCAGTGATGCTCGTGCCGTATGACAAGGTACAATTTGCGACGGGGCTGTTCGAATCGGAAGGTTTGTCTCAACGCGTCGGCGTGCAGAGCATCGAATCCTTCGTGGGAACGAACATCGAGGAGATGGGTGGATTCGAATCGGACGATATACGCACCGGAATTGCTCACCTTGTAAGGCGGTACAACGAGCGTATCTACGCTTGCGAGACCGACAAATCACTGATGGTCGTTGAACCTGAGTGGATGGTCGGGATAGTCGGTGCATGGAGCACCGAAACCGTGAGTTATTCGGTAGTTACGCTGGGCTAATACACTCTAAACCAAAGTGAATCATCGCACAGACTAAGACTTACACGTCAGAAACACCGAGCTTCTGACGATGTTTCTAATTTGTGACCACTTTTTAGGCTTCTTAGTGGCAGGTGTGAGTGCCATTTGGCAAACGCATCTTGCCGGGCGGAGTCGCAACAGGGCGGCTCTGACACGGATTCCACCGAGGAGGCATGAAACATGGCAGGAAAAGTGTACGGATATGCGCGGGTATCGTCTAAAGATCAGAACCTCGACAGACAGCTGGACGCCCTAACCAAGTTTGGGGTTGAGGAAAGTATGGTGCTCTGCGACAAGGCGAGCGGCAAAGATTTCGACCGTCCTGAATACAAGCGCCTGATGGAGGCAATTGGCGAAGATGATGTGGTTGTCATTAAGAGTATCGACCGTCTGGGACGCAATTATGAGGAGATATTGGAAGAGTGGCGGATCATCACAAAAGAGCGGAAAGCGGCCATTGTCGTGCTTGACATGCCGCTGCTCGACACGCGAGAAAAGCGAGATGGTATTACAAGCGTATTGATTTCAGACATCGTTCTACAGCTTCTATCTTATGTTGCGCAGGTAGAGCGTGAAAACATCAAGCAAAGGCAATCCGAAGGCATCGCCGCTGCTCAGGCGCGTGGTGTTCGATTCGGACGGCCACCAAAGAAACGACCTGCTTGCTATGAAGCCACGAAAGCATCCTATCTTGGTGGGCACTTAACACGGCAGGAGGCAGCTGCCAGGATGAAAGTTGGCGTCAGCACGTTCGACCGTTGGCTCAAAGACGACCTGAACAAAGAAGAACAAAGCGCATAAGCAGCGTTTCCGCAGGTAAAGAGGATAATACGAAGCTTTCAAAACGTACACGTTTTGAAATGGGGGCTTTTCGTAAGCGATTTTGAGGGAGCACGCCGATTTGCTGGGCAAACATGTCGCTCTGATGGCTATAATACGTAAGTTAGTGACAGTTTGGAAACGTGTACTTATTGAGAGACAGGTGCAGCAACAGCTCAACTACCTCGCTTTGAGTGCACACGAGACGAAAGCGGGGGGGGCATCATGATTGCTGTGCCGAAAGCCATTCTCGCGGCCGATGCTGACGCTGCGGCCGCAAAGAGAAGAGAAATTGCCGAACGTCTGCGCAAAGGCGAAGACGTCCGCGTAACGAACTCCGGTCAAGTCGTCGAGCCTAATGACCCGGAAGCTCTAGCTGGCAAAACCCTAAAAGCACCTGAAGGAAAGCTTGCCTAGGAGGATTTGCCATGAGCGGTTTTTACTGGTTCGAAAGAAACCCACAGCTTTTCGAGGCAGAAAAGCTGGCCATGAAAGAGAATTTCCCGGATTTCCGGCTCGACAAGCTCGATGACGGAAGGCTTTGCTGGATCGGAAACCTGAACCCGCGCGGTGAAGCAGGTGGCGTTTGGACGCTTATGGTCGTTTACGACCATAACCACCCGCACAACAACACGTACGGAGGTTCACTGAGGGTGTACTCCGTGAAACCCGACCTCAACGAGCTCTATCAAGCCGCGGGTAGCTTGCCTCACGTTCTTCGCGATGCAAATGGCGACTTGTATATGTGCACAGCACGACCAGAGGATGTCGATTCAGGAAACACCGCCACGTCTGCTGCGAAGGCACTTGGTTGGGCTGCCAAATGGATTTTCATCGTTGAAGAATGGCTGGAAGGATCTGTAGGAGATGAAGTCTTCGAACATACTTACTAGGCTTGGTAAGTACAGTCGACCAGCCAAACGAAAGCAATGTGAAGTCGTGTTCTCTTCGCGCGCTTACGCAGCATTGCTTTCTGAGGTGCTGTCCGAAATCCAGACCGAAACGGGAGGAGTTTTCCTAGGTTATTACGATGATGGGGTATGGCAGGTTGTGGAAAGCATCGACCCTGGCCCCAATTCAATCTTTGAGGTCGCCTACTTCGAATACGACCAGGATTACATCAACCACCTTATTAACAAGGTGTCGCGAATCTACGGGCGTCAACTTGACCTTATTGGCCTTTGGCACCGACATCCCGGATCGTTCGACCAGTTCTCGTCCACAGACGACGGAACGAATACCAACTATGCAGAGTTGACCAGCTATGGGGCGATATCGGCGTTAGTCAACATAGACCCCGGGTTCAGGTTGACCGTTTATCACGTGACCACAAATCCGCTTCGCTATCGAGAGGTCAACTACAAGGTATTAACTCGCGACGAAGATCCGATTCAAGCTGCATACGCAGAGTGCACCACGAGGCTGAACCAGATAAACACCATCGCCAACGGAGCAAGCGTAAACGGTGCCGCCAATGAAAATGGCGTTTACGAGCTCAATCCAAGCGACGTAGTTTATGCTCTTCATTCATTTCTGGATAGCAGAAATATTGCCGGAATGGTCAATAGGAGCATCGGCACAGCCGAAACATGGAGCGATGCGGAATTTGATTATGTCCTTACAGCCATAGAAAAAGATGCGGCATTTCTTGAAGGACTCGGGATAAGCCTCGTTGCTCGACTTTCGGAAAACAAATCGCTGGAACTAAACCTAGAGCGCGAAGACACTGTCACTTCACTCATTGACGCTATTGAACCATTCGAAGATGGTCGAATTTTCTTTAACTGCGATGGTAAATCGTATCAATACCACCCCGGCCTCATACGAGAGGCTATCGAGGAAAAGAGGGCCCATGCTATCGTCTGATGCAAGGCGCAACCAAAAGAAGGCCCTCGTGCCCAATGACCTCTTCGGACAGCATTATGTTGGCGAGGTCAAAGGGATTTACCATACTACGTCTGGAATCCTGAACGTACTCTCTCCGGCTATGGCAACCGGCGAATTGTTCCACACCTCTATCGGCGCAATACTGCCCGACGAGGACGCGAGGACGAGACAGGCTGCAGATTATGAATTCACTGGCTGCTGGCAAGAAGATGGGCTTCATTTCTATTATGGGGATGAAAGCCTGTCGACGCATGTCTACGATTTGGTTCAGAATTTGTTCTCCCGCAATAGCGGACTTCTCGAATCGGACGTAATGAGTGGTTACGGTGCCGCAATTTTTGGCTGCGGGTCGGTTGGAAGCCTGGTTGCTTTGGAGCTAGCTCGGTCTGGCGTGGGGAATTTCGCCCTTGTCGACAATGACGTTCTCGAGTATCACAACATCTGTCGTCATCAATGTGGCGTAAGCGAGGTTGGCGAATATAAAGTTGATGCACTCAGACGGCGCATTCTGGATATAAATCCCCTCGCCAATGTGGAAACATGCGCAACTCTAGCTGAGTATCTGCCGAAGGAAGCGTTCGATCGCTGGTTCGGGGAGAACAAATTTGTCGCCGTTGGATGCGCAGACAATAGAGAAGCGGACGTTTACATAAGCTCACTATGCGTCGATTACGGATCACCGTTTCTGAGTATTGGCTTCTGGGAGCGAGCCTTTGCTGGGGAAATCTTCTATTGGCTTCCGAACAAGAACATGCCCTGCTACAAATGCGCTCTCGGCGATGGCTCCCTATCACAACGAGGCTCCGTCAGTCGCAGGCTATACACGACTCAGGAAGATGTCGCCGACGTGCATTTCGAGCCAGGTATAGCCGTAGACATAGACTTCGTGACAAACATCGGAGTAAAGATTCTGCTAGACATAATCAACCTGGATAACGATGCGTACACGGCACGCCTTCTGCCCACCCTGCAGCAGTACACGTTGGCATGCAACACGAACAACCCTGACATAGGCGGCGAAATGGCGGAAATATTCAGCTACCCGCTGCAGGTGACTACCTCCCTGAAAGTCGATTTCGTCGATGGGTGCTCATGTCACGTACCGGAGGTGATTCAGCATGAGCACGATTAAACGCTGCAGAGACGACGTGTATATCGCCTTCAAAGAACTCTTCACCGAATGGCAAGTTCTTGAGGCGGACAGCAACGGGGATCCGCAAATTGCGAAGATTGGCTCCGAATTTGTCGTTCCAGCATGCCGAGCGAATGCAGACCTCATCTCTGCGCTTGACGAATACGACAAAGCCCTGGACTCATTGGTTCAGTTCGGTATCGAGGTGTAACGATGGCCGGGGGGTTTAGACTATCAGACATACCAAGCCTATTCGGGCACGTTAACAACAGCGTGGCACAATGCCTCACCAGTATCGATGAAATCACGCATGAGTACGCATCGATGCGGCGCGAGGTCTTGGAAACCCTCGACGAAAGCACCGCCAGCGCCGAGGGGCTTGCGGCCAACGAGCGCGAGAGGGCGAGCCGCGAGCTCGACGAAGCCCTTACGAAATGTAACGGCTTTGCGAGCTACATCACCAAGCTCCACGAAGACGCTCTATCCAAATCTAAAGCTTATTCGAAAAGCTACACCGAACACCTGGACAACGCCATAGCTGGACCGTCGCTAGATGGCATGGCTACACTCGATCAATGCCAAGGAAGGCTCCTTGCCTTGAGCGACTCCGCGAAAAAGGCCCATCAACAAATCGTTGAATCGTCTGGAATAAGCGGATTGCTTGGAGCGGTTAGCGGCGAGGCAAAGAAACAGCACGCAATCATGTTTGAAGCCCTGGATTCCAGTACAAGCATCATGGTTCAGGCGAGAGCAATTGTCGCTGAAAAGAAAACAGCCGCTGATGACAAAGCCAAGAGCGAACAGGAACAGGCCATCGATCAAGCATCATTGGAGACGGACGAGCTACTGGCGCAAATCGATGAGCGCGAAGCCGATGACATTAACAACACGATTGCCGAGTTTTCCACGAGGCTCGAACAACTCATTTCCCCATCGGTTATTTCTGACATCGATTATCTCGAACAGCTTTTGTCGCCCGAAGCAACCGATGCTTCATCTGGGACTGGCGATCATATCTCAATAGGAAGCTATGCATGCGAGGTCGAGCATTGGCCCTTTGTCGGAAAAGCAGCCGCCCTGGATACGGCAATCCGAAGCGTATTTGGGAATTGGTACTCAAACGGATGCCTTATTGCTCCTGCCATCCTCGATCGCTCCGAAACGAGTAGCGTATTCTTTTGCGGTGACGCTGAAACATCGCAACGGGCCATGGTCTCCGTTGCGGCAGCGCAACTATCCGTCACGGCCGCTCCACTGCAGAAATTCATCCTTATCAATCCGAGTGGCGAGAGAAGCACCTTCGAGCCTTTTTTGGCGCCAGCGAAGGAATTGCCGGAAGTGTTCGGGGACGGCATATTGACCGACAAACGGGCCATAGCCGATGCGCTCGATGGGGCCGTGTCTATCATAAACGACAGGCTACAACGCTTGCTTATCGGCTACAGGGATATTTTCGAATTCAACGATAGCCCCGACACGGCCACATTGCCCCTGATTACAGTATGCATTGCCATAGACGTTGACTCGATAACCGACCAGATGCTTGAGAGCATCACGAGTATTGTAAGAAACGGATCTGCTTGTGGTATTGGAATGCTGATGGCGCTCGAAATCGGTGATGACCTCGACGCCGCGACAGCTTTCCTGGCTGCTTGCCCGAAAGCCATGATTGAGTGGACGGATGGCGCAGGAGGCATGGTTCTCGATGACCAGGTAAAGGTAATTAGGAATCCAATCAGCGTTCAAGATATCGCAATAATGACCCCTAAACTGATTGACCAGGTCAAGCAGCAAAAATCACAGAGCGTCGGCATAGAGACCGTTCTTCCGCGAAACTGCTGGTACTCTGGCGACTCTACGAATGGCCTTGCTATTCCTATGGGTAAAGACACAGAGGGTCGCTCTGTGTCACTTGAGTTCGGGCCCAACGTTGGTAATGGGATATCGCACTTTGGGCTGGTAATAGGTTCGACGGGCTCGGGAAAATCCTCATTCCTTCATTCCATCATCCTGAGTTCGCTTTTGAAATACAGCCCGGATGAGCTCAACCTATACTTGCTCGATTTCAAGAGCGGAATCGAGTTCGAGGTATATAGCAGGTTCCGAGTTCCGCACCTTAAGCTTATTGCGTTGGACGCTATGCAAGCTTTTGGCCACAGCATTCTTCTGGAACTAAGAGCAATAATGGAAGAGAGAGCCAGGCTATTCAAAGAAAAGGACAATCCGTTACTGCCTCCAGATGGCGTTCAAAGCATCGAGGAATACCGGGCTTGTACTGGACAACCAATGCCACGCATACTCGTTATTATGGACGAGTTCCAAACGCTGTTTAACGAAGACCACGATCGTGCAACAGCTCGCGAGAGTGCAACTCTGATGGCTGATTTCGTGTCATTGGCACGCGCTTACGGTATACACTTCTTACTGTCCACGCAAACACTTTCGCGTTTACGGTCTGGTTCGTTCAGTATTGCGCAATCAACGATAGATGAGATTCACGTTCGCGTTGGTCTGCAGTGCTCGGACAAAGAGTGCGAGCGGATGTTTGGTGATATCTATGGCAAAACTGCCTTCAGCAAGATGGGTTCCGCCAAGGGCTGCGGTGTTTTTACCGAGAATGACCTTAACATGGCACCCGTGGCTTTCCGCTCAGTGTTCTGCGACAAGGAGCAGCGTGCTGCGCTTCTTTCCGAAATCGAGAATCGGTACTCATCGATAGAGCTCTCCGAATCAACGCTCGTATTTAGAAGCAGCGATGTACCCGATATTGCCGAATGCCCTGGAATGCGTCACTCGGATCCTGACGAGCTATTCTCAACGACTCCGATATATTTAGGCGAACCAGTGAGAATCGCCGACCCTGTGTGCATTCGCATAAACAGACTCCGGCGTTCTACACTGCTTGTTGCCGGCGCTAATCACAGGATGATTGACCAAATTGTCGCATCGTACATAGCGTTTGCGACTAAGTCGCTCGCCTCAGTCACTAATCCTGTGGAAAGAACGTCGCTCACAATCAATCCGCCAGTTTACCTCTGTGACGGTTTAGCTCTTGTCGGAGAGACGGGCGATGACGCAGTTTACAGGGTTGTCAGGAACAGGCCAGAATCAGTAAAACAAGCCCGCAGCAATGTTTCTGTACTCGAGTTCATCGACGAACTCCACGACCTGATGTTGCGAAGACGCAATGGCTCGGGCGTTGGGAAAGATGGGCGGTATCACAACGTCCATCTGATAATCAATGAATTCCAATGGATTGACGCATTCAAGGCCGTATTCGACAGGCGCGACAAATCCTATTTCAGTCAACCTGCCACGGCGCATCCTAATGACTGCAGCGCAATTCTTGGTGATCTCATGGCGAGCGTGGCACCATCGACTGGAAGCAACCTGAGCCGACTTGAAAAGCTAGAAGAACTATTACTAAGCGGATACTCGTTCGGAATAAACATCGTAGTCACCTCCTCGGACTTCACAGCAGTCAAAGAGCGTATCTACGACCTTGTTCCCAAGCTGCAAAACAAGATTGTCTTCGCGTTGAGTGGCGAAGATTCGGATCGGCTCATTCACGGGACGATATCGCAAATCGATTCGATACGAGAAAACATGGCCCTATTTTCGGATAGCGTAAACGCACCTTGTGTGTTTAAGCCATACCGGATCTCAATGATTTAGGCGGCAGAGGAAAGGATTTGACATGGCGCAAGCATCGGTAGAAGCAATTGAGCGGATGAGTCAGAACATCAGGAAATTTATCGAGGCGGAAAACGCAATTGTAGATGCGTTGAAAAGCGATTATGCCACCGTCGGGTCGGAATGGAACGACCCGAATTATGAGAAGCTGGGACCCGTTATCGATGATGCCGTGCGAGAGCTAAGTGGCAACCAGGCGAAGCTTGAAGAGTGCGTAACCAGGCTTCAGCTCTGCAAAACCTTGCTCCAGGACTATCTGGCAACTCAGTTCTAATCGTTGAGCAATGGCGGGAATCATCGACAACTCCGGTGGGATCTGGAGCTTCCGGCAAAAGGTGGCCTTGTTCGAGCAAGCACTCGACCAGGAAGGGCGCGAGCTGTGCGCGATTGCCAACGAAGCTGATTACCAGATAAGCAACGTCGCTGCGCGGCTTAGTCAGTCTGCTAGCGATTGCTCAAGGGAAGACGCTGAAAGGCAAAGCGCACAACGGCTGCTTGACGACATGGAACAGGCTCTTGTGAGCTATCGAAGCGCCCGGGAAGAGGCGTTTCGACTCTTTGGGGCGAATCCTACTGGCAGCAATTGTCAGAGCGCGCAAGCATATTTGGCGCGGCTAGGGCAGACGCTCGACGAATATTACGGATTAGGTAGCCATTCTACAGATCAGTCATCGGTCAACGAATACGTTGAAGTAGATGCAGCGTCCGGCACGGATGGCTCTGCTAGTGGAACGACAGTGGACAATTCGGCTACGCAAAAAACGCTGAGGCCCGATAGAGATGTGTGGTACCGACGCGGGGTTGCAGCTGTGGAACAGCGGGTTGAGGCCTATAAAGATGACCTTCGCGATAAGGGGTATAGCGAGAGCGAGGTCAAATCCATGGGGGATGCTGAGTACGGGCGGATCATGCATGACGAGTTCGGACCAGACTTCAACCATTGGGGAAGCTCAGTGTAATGGATAGCGATTAGGCAAAGAAAGCACGATTATGGCGATAAGAATTGGAGAAGACGGTTCGATTATCTCCACAGAAGGGGAAATCACCCAAGGACATAACCCCATCATTGGCGAGGATGGAAGCATCCGGCTTGGCGACCAGCAGATGGCGCCGGGCTATTCAACCACGAATGTTGCCCGTATCCCGCCTTCATCGCCCCTGGAGAACGGCGGTGCTCAACAAACAACGGAAAGAGAAACCTCGAATAGAACCTCGCAAACAGAGGCAAGCGGGCAATCAAGGAGCAATAGCACGGCCACGAGGCCTGTGAGCACAATCGAGTACGAGTTACAGGTTAAGAAAGCGGAGCTCAATAAGTGCATCCGTCCTGCCCCAATAATTGTATGTGTACTCTTTATCGTGATCGCTTTTGCGATTGGTAATTTCATCCCGGCTATCGTCTCGTTAATCGCGGCTGTTCCGATATTCCAAGACATCATGAGACGTAGCGAGGTGTCGAACGAAGTTAACCGATTGAATGAAGAGCTGAATAATGCAAGAAGGGGCGCCTAAATGAGCGATATCGGCACAATGAGCGTTCCTGAGCTTATGGAATTGGCAGAAAAGCATTTCGAGGAAAACTCTCCGGATTATGCCCCCGAAAAAGCCGCCGATTGCTGGGAGAAAGCGGCGGAGCTCGGCAGCATGGAGGCTCTGGGTAACCTTGCAGATTGCTATTTCTTTGGCAAGGGGCGTGCGGAAGATGATGCTAGGGCCTTCCAAATGTACCATCGAGTACTCGACGCGACAGACAACGCCTTCTGCGCATATCAAATAGGACGAATGTACCGTGCTGGATGGGGCGTGCAGAAAGACTACGACAAGGCACTACAATACCTTGAACGCGGCTGGCAATTGGGGCATGTAGCGGCTGCAAACGATATTGGCGCAATATACCTATCGAAAGCTGAATCTAGTAAGTCTATAGCCGATGTTGAAAATGGCTTGAAATGGTTTCAGAGGGCTGCCAACAGGGGTGATATGTACGGTATGTATCGCATGGCGCTTCTCTATGCTATCGGCGACTATGGCATACCCAAGGATACGAAACGAGCCTACGACCTCCTTATGCGGGCGAAAAGTGATTCGAGGGCGCTTGGTTACCTCGTTTCAAGCAACGGTCTAAACATTGCGGGGAACGATCAATACTTTGAGCTCCTTGAAGAGGCGAAACGCAGGGCCGAAGAGAGTTCCGATGCTGATTTGTACGAATCTCTCGGAAGGGCTTACGAAGACAAAACAAGGCTTGGCAGTGACCCCGAGAAGGCGGCTGCATATTATGAGAGGTCTCTTGAACTTGGGAACGGTTTTGCAGGTTACTTGCTAGGCATAAACTACCTGTACGGCTGGAATGGATTCGATGTCAATCTCGACCGTGCAGAGCGGTATTTGGCGAGGGGCGCGGAGCTGAACTGCTACCAAGCAATGAGCACCCTCGGAGATCTGTACAAAGAGAGGGCCGAGGAAGGCTATTGGCCGCGAAACCCCGAGCTTATGGCAAAGGCGTCTGCGTTATATGAGAGAGCTTACCAAGCTGGCGGTGACGCGTACGCGGCATTGCATGCCGGGGAAGCGGCTCTTGAAGCCAATGATGAATCCCTGTACGAGCGGGCCGCAAATTGTCTCTACGCTGCTGCGCAAGATGACGTTTGTTTCGCATACGTGAAGCTCGCCAGGCTATCTATTGATAGCTCGCTTACAACCTTCAATCCCGAAAGAGCAAGGTTCGCCCTAGAAAAGGCGCGAGCCGAAGACATCGTCGAATACAAGACGGGCGAAGTCGACTTTCTAACTGGGCAGATGTTTGAAAAAGGAATCGGGTATCCCGCCGCTATCGATCAAGCGGTTGAATTCTACTCAAAGGCCGCCGAGAAAGGCTGGGACGAGGCAAGGGAAACGCTCAAGCGTTTCAAGAAGGGCCTATTTGGCTGGAAACTGATTGGTTAAAAGGAGGAGGAAATCGACATGGGCATGGACTCTTATGATCGCTTGGCGGACGAGGTAGTCGGCCTTATGGAAATGAAAGGCGGCTACGCCGGCATAGAGAAGCTTGAGAAAGAGCGCGATGCGGGCAATGTTGAAGCAATCACCATCCTGGGCGAGCTTTACTGCGAGGGCGTCGGCGTTATTCCCGACACCGAGATGGGGCTTCAATTACTGAATCAGGCTGCCGATGCCGGTAGTGCGCATGCGAACGAAATACTTGGCAGGGCATACAAGGCTGGCGAATATGGGCTTGAGCCTAATGAGGCGCTTGGCCATGTGTACATCGAGAAAGCCGCCAACGCGGGTCTGCCCTTCTCGATTGGCCTTTGCGCAGGTGACTACTTCTGGGGCTGGGGCGTTCCCATGGATGAGGCAAAGGGCGTTGAATGGGCTACTCGCGGTGCGAAGCTCGGAGATTACAACTCCAATCGCATCTGCGGCGTCGCATATCAAATGGGGTCGGGTGTACCAATTAACCCCACGCTTGCTATACAGCACTACCGTGAGGCGTTGAGGATAGAACCTGATGACGGCGAAGTTATGTGTGGAATAGCAACGTGTCTCGCGGATCCGTTCGGCGATTATGGCGGTTATGCCTCGCCTAGCGATCTGTCGGAAGCGTTTTCGCTGTTGAGCCGTGGAGTGGAGCTTGGAAGCGTCAGGTCCCATTACATATTGGGCGTTTGCTATGCGAACGGCGTTGGCGTTCAGCAGGATTATGACCTTGCACATCACTACATCGAGCTAGCAGCGCAAAACGGCGATCTTGACGCGCAAGACGCACTCGGCCAGTTCCGGAGAACGATGCGCGGTCAATGGACCATATAACAGGCTATTTCCGCATAGGCGGTTAGCAATAAGAAATTGGTTTCGAGGAAAGGAACAAAATGCTTAAATTGAAAGAACTTGAATCGATGGGAAATGTCACTTTCGGCAATGCGGAGGGTGTTACCTACGACAACATCAAGGCTGCCATTTCTGACTTGGCTGCGCAGAATCAGGTCCCTGTTGCGTTTTATCAGGACGAAGCGCGCGAAGGCGGTATGTTCAGCAATACCGTTCCAGTGCTCGTTGCGTATCATCCTGAGCATAGAAGCGACTACTACAATATGGCGATTGTCCTCACCAAACAGGGCACTTATGGTTCTGTGGCGGTATACGCCGCCGGCAGGTCAAAGCAAATGGACAAATTCGCACGCTCCGAGGCAAACAAGGAGATTCGTCGCGGCCAATCCCTTTCGTATAAGCTGGGCAATGCTGCTGTTAGCGGCCTTATGAATATGGGCAAGAACAAGCAGAAACTTCAGGAGGAACAGGCCTACTACGAAATCATCCTTGACATCATTGGAGCCGCGCTTAACGAGTAACCGTACATGGACGCTAAGGAAGGAGCGTGTTGCGTGAAGGCGAGCAGAATCAAGCTAACCACATCAATCGCTGTGTCGGCGATTATTGCTGTCACTGCCGTTGTGCTTATAAGCATGTGTTCCGCTTCACGTTCCTTCCCTTGTGCTCTTGACGAACTGCAGCGTTTGTCAAAAGGATGGCGGAGCAAGGAATACTACCTCGTGTCAACGGTTCCTAATTGAGTTTGATTGGAATCGATATTTCGTCATGGATAAATGGATTCCAGCAATAATCGGATTTTTCGCCGGTAGGCGACTGGCTATGTCGGATCCGAAATCGCTCCTTATCGGTACCTGTATACTCGAAGTAGTTACATTGATCCTTGCCTTTGTTGGAAATCCATTAGGCGGTCTTACGGCGGTCTTAACGGGGTTTGTGCTTGTCCCTCTAGGAATACGAAACGGGTGCGGAGTCATACGCTGCCTTCTCTGCGGATTCTTCCAGTTCTTTTTCATCCTAGGGATTCTGGTAGCTCCGAGTTCGGCTGGCGCTTACCTGTTCTTGCACATTGCATGTATGGCTTATCCGATTATCAAGGCGCTGCTATAGAAGGAAAGGCGAATGAAGCCATCAATTTACAACTACTATCTTGCGGTAAATGACGACTGCTCGGTTATCTACAACACATTGAACAGGTCTTTCATCGAAGCAAGCGAGGAAGATTTCGAGCGCATTCAAAACGATTGCGATACATTGTCTGAAGAAGAGACGCGATTGCTTCTGGACAATGGATTCTTAGTACAGGACGATTGCGATGAGCGCGGATTCCTTTCATACCAGTTTGAACGCACTCGGTTTTCAAGTGAGACATTTGCCATAACGATTGCCCCAACATTGAATTGCAATTTTGCTTGCGCCTACTGCTACGAAACCCCCCGCAAGAGCGTTTTAGACAATTCGGGTTTTGACGCTATTATCGATTTCGTAAAAGAGAATTTCGATTCACAGCCATTCAAGAAAATACAAGTTAATTGGTATGGGGGCGAACCGATGCTTTGCATCGACAGAATCGTCGGATGGAGCAGAAGGCTTCGTGACTTCGCTATACATCATGATGTCGATTACTGCTCCCATATGATTACAAACGGTTCTTTGATTGATGAGGCAAATGCCGAAAAGATTGTTGAATGTGGAATAACCAATGTTCAAATCACGATAGACGGATGGGGTGATAAGCACGATGCCAGAAGGCCAGCAAGAGACGGTAGCAAGCAGTTTAACAACATTATTGATGCTGTTGGCTTTCTAGCAGATAGGGGCATAGAAGTCAGCTGCCGAATGAATGTTGATGAGAACAATCTTGCTGACTATTACAAAGTGTCTGATTACTTTGCTGATCGTAATAATGTATACGTTCATATCGGCCATTTAAGGGATTACGAACCGCTCGATCCAAGCGAATTCAGGTGTTTCAGCTGCGTATCCTTTTCTAAATCAGAATTCGAGGTCTTTAAACAATCTGGGTATTCTAGGGAAGATCTCGAAAACATCTTCTCTAGCAGGCGAATGTTTTGCGGTGCATGCACCGAAAACGGGTACGTCGTTGACGAGCTATGCAATGTCTATAAATGCTGGAATGACATTGGTGATGACAGCATGGTTATCTTTAATCTGCTGGATGACAAGGATTCTCGTCGAGTTAATTTCAGGGCACTTCTAGCCTATCTAAAGTGGGATCCTTTCAATGATGAAAACTGTGCATTGTGCAAATGGATGCCGATATGCGGAGGCGGATGTGTGTTCGAGACTCGCAAGCTCGGCGAGCCTTTTTGCTATCCGCCGAAGTATTCAATAGAACAGTATCTCAAACTATATTACGAGGAGGTGAATGGAGATGAAGCTAGTAAAGAAAGCTGATAAGCAGGATTTATACAGCAATTCTTTCATTAGGAAGAATTCTTGCGTGGGCTGCTTGTGCGACAGTAAGCAGTGCTCGCCTTCCTGCCCTAAAGTCCTAAAGTAAAGAGGACAAGGCGGCAAAAAGCAATGTTGCCGACCATCATGCGATGATGGCAGGGAAAGCCGGATATCAAGGTTGTCCGGCTTTCTTTTTTAGTTATCGCGATGAGTGTCCTCATCGACTGGGTTTGTGACATCGAAAGACAATGTCCGCATCGGTAATAACGGTGCGGGCATTTTTCTTTTGCCCGTCAGGATGAAAGGATCGATACATGGACGGTGAGCAGAATGGCACGCAAACGCAGCAGAACACGCAGCAGCAAGAGCAGGGCCAGCAAACGGCGCAACAACCGCAGCAGCAAGCGCAAGCCGGCACACCCGGCGCTGGCGAACCAGCCGGGAGTGACGGCGGTGTTAGCGCCAGGCTAAATTAG